TAAACATTGAAACAGATGCAAATGATATTGATGCACTTGAAGCACGAGGAAAAGAAATTGATCAACTCAAGGGTAAATTCCCTGACGGAAAGGTTACACTTGAGGCTCTTATAAAGATGCAAGAAGAGGCAGGCGGTGTAGGCAAAAACCTTACACTAGACTCTGCACTTAAGTATTGGGATCAAATAAGTAAACTTGACAAGAGTGTTCAACTTCAGGCAATCATAACTGTTTCTCAAATTGAATTTAGCGATAGTTTTGACAAGATATTAGACAGAGAACTAGATGCTGCATTTGAAAAAGCAAATCCAAAGTATGCAGGAACACAAATGTTTGCTAACCCTGAGACTAGAAAAGCATTCCAAAGACAAGAAAAAATTGATCGTGAAATGTTTAAGGCTGACGCAAAGAATAGGGCTGCAGCAGAAAAGGCTGCAATGGATTCATTAATTCCAAAGATTTTCCCAACAGCCCCTGTTAGCGGAGCAGTTGTTCCTGGTGGAGCAGGTGGTGCAGGTGAAAAAGCAAAGAGAGATGACTCATTCCTAAATGATCTAGGACAAAGACTTAAGTTGGTTAAGGAGGGTGGGTTTAATGCACTTGATCCGCTTAATGAAATTAGAAAGTTCTACAGAGATGGTGGAACTGGAACAATCAACCCAATGCTTGCGGGACAAAAGGGTGCACTTGAACAAATTGAAGCAGCAGCAAAGAAGGCAGGAATAGTATTAAACCAAGACTTTATGGAAGTTATCCGTGGCATGGATGCAGAGCAGTTTAAACTATGGTCTAAAGAATTATTTAACGTAGCAAAAAATGGAAGAATTACTGGTTTAAAAAATGACTTTATTGATATAAATGCTGCAATGACAACTGGAACAATGGGAACATACATTGATGATCTTAGAACAGCAAACAAAGAAGTTGAAAATCAAGTTAAGGCTTTTGATATTTTATCAAATGCTCGTAATAAAGATGGCAAACTAATATATAATAATATTGAAGTTCAAAGAATTTTAGAAAATAAGACACTAACTGCATTTATTGCAGAATTAGGATTTTTATCTGCATCTACCGAAGAACGTGCTGCTTTAAATGCAGAAATAATGAAAACTATAAACTTAAAACAAAAAGAATCACAAGTTAAACTTGGCTCTACAATATACGAACTTCAAATGCAAGCAGAGGCATACAAGAAGTTGACCGCTGCTGGAGTAAAACAAGAAGTTATTCTTGAAATATTAAAGGATAAAAATAATTCTTTGGCTATTGCTAACTCCCCTGGAAAGGTTGCAGAGCAGTATGGTCCACTAATTGCACAAACAAAAAATTATCTAGACCTTCTTAAACTTATTGAAAATCAAACAAAGACATTTGAACAAAAAACACAAGAAGCAATTGATCTAAATGTAAGTTCATTTGACTTAAAGGCTAGAACATTACAAAATGAATTTGATATAGCAAATATTGGACTAAAGGCTAAGATCAAGACTGCAGAACTTGATGTTAAATCTGTTAATGATAGTATTGAAAAAGAACAAGATAAGATTGATGCTATTAATCTTGTACTTAAGTATGATCCAGCAATTGGACAAAACTTCCTTGATGACCTGCAAGAAAGAATAAATGATGCTCAAAGAAGTATGGATATTAATTTTGATAGACCAATACAGTCTCTTTCTGATAGATCAGCAATACTTTCTAATGACCTAACATTAATTGATAAGGCTGCCGAAGAAATCAATGAGAAATATGATAAACAAGAAGAAGCCCTTTCTACTATATCTCAACTCAACCAGGAAATTGCTGCACAAGAAAGAAATAGAATATCTCTTGCAGATGCTCTTTCACAAGGTGATATTTCTGCAGCAGCACAAATGGCAAACGAGATGCGAGCAACCGCAGCAGAAGCAGCAAACCGTGCATCTGGAGACTTTATAGCAGCAGCAAGAAAATCTGAAATTGATAACTTGCGCTCTGCAAGCGGTATGACAAAGGCACAGATTCAGGCAGAACAATTTAGAATTGAGCAACAACAATTCGCACTGGAACAACAAAGAAAAATTGCTCAAGCAGAAATTCTTAAACTAGAAGACCAAGTTTATAATATAACAGAACTAAGAGAAGCAAAACTTTTACAGATTAGAGATATTGAAGCAGTTATTGATGGTCTTAAGTCAACTCAACTTGCAAAGGCACAAGAAACCCTAGACAAGTTGCAAGCAGAACTTGATAAAAATCAAGAAATCTTAGACGCAAAACTTCTTGCAATTGAAAATGAAAAACTGGCTTGGGATTCAGTTCAACTTAAACTTGATGCATATAAACTGGCGCTGGAACAATCAAAAACTGAACTTGTAACAATGCTGGACCTTATTAAGCAGATTGCTACAGCAATGGCTACAATACCTACTACTCCAACTCAAAAGGCAAGTGCTTTTGTTCCTACTCCAGCACCAACACAAATTACACCAACACAAGAAGCAGCAGATGCAGCAGCAGCGTTAAACGATGCAACTGATGCAGCAAATGAAGCAAACTCTGCAGCAACTGAAGCAGCACTCGCAGCAGCAGCAGCCGTCGCTGCAGCAGCAATAGAGGCAGATGCATTAGCAGCAAAAATTGCAGCAGACCTTGCAACAACTAAGGCAAACCTTTCTCCAAAGGGACAGAAGATACTAGCAGATGCTGCTAAGGCAGAAGAAGCAAGACTTGCAGCACTTGCAAAGCAAAATGCTCAATATGCAGCAAGGGCTGCAGGATATGCATCAAGAGGTCAGCAAGCATCGTATGCTTCTGGCGGTATGGTAAAGCCTAAGTATTTTGCAATAGGTGGTGCTGCTAGAGGAACTGACATTATTCCAGCAATGCTTACTCCTGGTGAGTTTGTAATGAGCAAGTATGCAGTTGACTCATATGGTGTTGATAAGATGAAGGCAATCAATTCTGGCTCATACGAGGGCGAGAAGGTGTATAATTATAATCTAAGCGTTAATGTTAAGTCTGATGCAAACCCTGAAGATATTGCACGGGTAGTAATGACACAGATTAGACAGGTAGACTCGCAGAGAATTAGGACACAAAGGGCATAATGGCTACAGAAGCGTATTTAACAGGTAGACGTAGGTATCAACGCCCCCAGGCTCTGTTATGGTCTGAGAACCCTGGTACACTCGTTGATGGGGTATACCTGCCAACAGGCTATGAACTCCAGGGTAACTACGATGAATCTACAGACACAGATCTAGTTAATCAGTTTCTCATTCTTTCAGACCATAATCGTGGAGAATTAAACTTTACACCAACCAGAATAGAACAACGTCAAAGAACTATTAATGGACGTATGAGATCCTACCATATTGCAGATAAACTAACCATGTCTGTTTCCTGGAATAATTTACCATCAAGAGGATATTATCAAGATGCAGGGTTTGACGAAGAAGGAATTTCTCCATATAAAAATCAAACAGGAGAGTTTACTTCAGACGGAGGTGCTGGTGGAGTAGAATTACTTGATTGGTACGAAAATCATACAGGACCATTTTGGATGTTTTTAGCATATGACAAGTACTCAAATTTTGGCAAAGATAATGCAGCCTATGGCCACCTTGCACAATATAATCAAATTATGCAGGTTTACATTGCTGACTTTTCTTATTCTGTTGTAAAGCGTGGCGGAAGTAATCACGACCTTTGGAATATTTCGGTAACACTGGAAGAGGTCTAAATGTTTGTAAGTGAAGCATTAAAGACACACCTAGAAACATCTTCAACAATACATCTTCAGTCATTAGTCTTGGCTGAATGGAACATGAATATGCCAGATAATATATTTAAACTTGGCAACTATAGATATAGACCAACTGGTTCAGATGTTCAGTTTAGAACACTACCGCTTACATTTGATCCATTAGATGTTGGTAATTATTACACTGGTGCAACAGATGCAGACATCGTTGTAGACGGAGGCTTTACAGATACTGGAGTTCCACAATTATTTACATCGACTAAAGAAAAGATGAAGATGATCTATTCTTTGGAAGATTGTATTAAGCCGTTTAGACCACGTTCAGGAATTAATAAAGCCTCATACTTTAATAACAGGTACCTTCCAAACTCTGGGGCATCTATGACACAAAGACCAAGATACTATATGCCGTCAAGATATGATCAGTTTAAGTATTGGTCTTCGTTTAGAACAGAAAACAATATTGAGCGAGGTATTGCAAAAAATATTTCTAATGGTTTAAATTATATAGACGATGCAGTGCCATTTGTTATATATAAAGAAAAAGTTCCAGCAAATAGACTTATCGTAAAGATGCAAACAAATGTTGGAACAGTTGACTTAGGTTCATTTACAACAAATTCTGGAACAATAGCAGATCCTTTATTTGGCGTAGCAAATAAAACAACACCAGTTAGATGGAAAATACAATACTTAAATGAAGATAACTGGGTAGATGCATACTCTTTTGATGAAAACTCTGTAAGAGATGATTCATCCCCAATAGTTCCAGAAGATGGCTACATAGAGTTAGAATATGGATTAAAAATACCAGATGCCTATAAGTCAACATTTACCTTTGCTGAAAAATTGTCCTCATCTACACTATTGCCAGAAACCTCTCTTGATGGTTATTCATATCTTGTAATTGAAAATGATAATGAGCGTGGATTGTTTTATATTTGGGATGGAACAACACAAGAATACAACACATTTGTTCCAGAATACGGATGGATTCTTTCTTCTGGAATATTAAATAGATCAACAAAACTAGTAACAGATTTAACTAATCCTGAATTGTTTACTAACGATGCAAATAACTTAACTACATATAGAGAGTTTGCATACATCCGTGGAATTAGAGTTGTTGCAGAAACAATGAATAAGTTTGATTCTACTTTTGACTTAATTGAGATGTCTCCAAGACTTGTTGTTAATATTTCAGACAAGGTAATCGAATATAATGTTAAGAAGATCTTGTCAGATATAGGTGCAACCTCTATGCCAGTAGGACAGTTGTTAGCATCAACTGGTTCTATGTCGGTTTTTGATGACGACCAAGCCTTTAACGAAAACAATGAGTCAAGCATTATCTCTAAATATATTAGAAAAAACATTAAGTTTGGTTTTTATGAATCAATATTAGATGTAGATGGAGACGAGTACTCTGTTCCAATTAAGACATTGTATTCAGAAGGATTTCCACAGGCAGATGTCACAGCAGCAACAGTATCTTTAGAATTAAGAGATTTTTATTTCTTCTTAGAGTCAATGCCAGCACCAAGACTTTTAACAACCCAAACATCTTTGAGTTATGCAGTATCTTTGCTTCTTGACTATGTTGGGTTTAGCAACTACACATTTAAGCGTATTGCAGGAGAAAGCGATCCAATAATTCCATACTTCTTTGTTGCTCCAGACCAAAATGTTGCAGAGGTATTAAATCAATTAGCAATATCAACACAAACAGCCATGTTCTTTGATGAGTATAATAACTTTGTAGTAATGAGCAAAGATTATCTAATGGCAACATCCCAGCAAAGAGCGACAGACTTTGTTTTATCTGGCTCAAATAATCAAACAGATACTGGAGTTATTGAGAATTCTTCTTCTGGAAAACTTCCTAACATTCTATCTATTGCATCACAAGACAAAAAGATTTATAATGATGGAAAGATTAATTATACAACTAGATACATACAAAGATCTTATGGATCAATAAGACAATCAAGCCTAGTTGATAAAGAAAAGACTTGGATATATAAGCCTGCATTATTATGGGAAGTTTCGGGAACTGATCAAACTAAAACCATTAATGAGCAAGCATCTAAGCAAGGAAGTTATGTTCTAGGAGCAATGCCACTAAACTCTGAGATATCATCTGAGTTGCCAAGAGTAGTGAATAATGTAGTGGTTGACAATATTATTGACCTTGGAGAAAACATCTATTGGTTAACAAGATATAACGGATATCTTTATTCTAATGGAGAAGTTATTAGGTATGATGCAGCAGAGTTTTCTGTTACAGGAACTGGAAATGTTTGGATTAGCAGCAATCAAGAGTATCAAAGATATTTTGCATCACTACCATTTAATGGAAAAATATATCCAACAGGTCTAGTTAGAATATACTCAACGCCATACTATGAAACAGTTGATGGAATAACAAGACTTCAGAATGGGCCAGTTGTAGACCATGGTCGTGGTCAGTTTGGAACAAAGGTTGTATCACACTCTGCTGGATTAAATAGTTATTGGACAAACAATGACAATGTGCGTGGAGTAAATATGCAAACACAGTATTTGTTTACAACGCAGTTGGATTCACAAGTTTCTGTTCCTGCAACTACAGTTGCTGCTGCTGGTGTAAGCAATACAGTTGCAAGACAGTCTACAAGAAATGGCATTATCAAAAACTTTATGGCAACTAGTTATTTAACTGAAACCGAAGTTAACTCTTTGCCATCTACAAAGTCTGGAACAATTCAGTCTTCTGCTTTAGTGTTTAATGGTCCATCTTTTAAAACAACAGAAAAGCCATTAAACTTTGTTTCATATGTTAATAAAAAACTAGACAATGCCTACAAGCATTTTGGAACAAGGGTTCGTATTATTGGCAAGATTGAAAATAATATAAGTAGAACCCAGTCTCCTAGTGGATCTATTCCATACTATCAGATAAGCGGATCCCAGCCAGACCAAAATATTAATATCGGAGGAGGCTCTGGAGGACTTGCAGTATTGTTGAATCCAGAAACAAATAATGGATACTACTTTGAAATTATTGCTTTAACAGAAGATAATATTGGTTCATATCTAAAACTTGATGATAATAATAATGCAGAACTATCAATTAACAATGTTGTATTTTATAAAATTAAAAAAGATGCTATAAATGACAACGCTATTCCAATTAAACTTTGGGGTGGTCTGTCAAAGATATTAGTTGATGATGGAAAATTTACTGGACAGCAAAGAATTAGTTCTGAAGAAAACTCAACGGTATATGACTTATCTGTTGAGTACATAGACATTGGAACAACAAGAAGATTCTACCTATACATAAATAACCAATTAGTTAAGGTTGTAGATGACACAGACCCTCTACCAACATATAATAATATGGCCCTATTCGTTCGTGGATCTTCAAGATGTATGTTTGAAAATGTTTATGCTCTATCAGAAAACTATAGTCAAAACACAGTATTTACTGTAAATCAAACTCTTGGCCAAGTTTTTGGAGATAACTCAGTAGATGTTACAGAGTCTTTTAGAAAGTACGCCATGAGTGGTATAGTTCAGTCAACATATCTTTCTGGTATAAGTTCACAGCAGCCACCAAAGTATGACATGTATTTTGAAGAGTTTGGTTCAATTATGCGTGAGTGTGCATATTTTGATATTAGGTATGACCGTGCTTACCCTGCATTGTATGCAAAACTATCTCCAACATTTAACAATATTAAAGGATATACAACTTCTGGGTTTTATGCAGACTCATATGGAGCAGAGTTTTTGATATTTAATTCAACTGACAAAGCATTAAATCTAGATGAAACAACTGGAAACTTTTTAAGAATTCAAGGTATTACTTTTACTCAAGACACTACACATGAACTAAGCGTAGATGAATTCTTTAGAAAGCGTGGAAATCTTTCAGACCCAGAATTAGTTGGAAGTACAATAACATACTCTCCTTTAGTTGAAAAATCACGGTATGACGAAATCAAACTAAGTAGATTAACTTATGGCAAGAATGAGTTTAGTATTGATAGTACATATATACAAACACAAGATGATGCAGAAGCAATGATGAACTGGATTATTAACAAAGTTATGGTTCCCAAAAAGTCTGTTGGAGTAAACATATTTTCTATTCCAACGCTTCAACTTGGCGATATTGTAACCCTAGACTACAAGGATAACTCTGGACTGGATTTAGTAACCTCAGATTCTTCTCGTTTTGTTGTATATAATATAGAATACGCTAGGTCTGAATCAGGACCAAGCATGACCGTATATTTGAGTGAGGTATAAAAATGGTATCTGCAGTTCCACAAACTCCATCATCTCCATCTGTGATGAGCCCACCTCCAAAGCCAACTAAGACTGCGCCAATAGATACTATACTGTTTGATGACCAATCAATTTCTCCAGAAATTATGGCAGACTTGGTTTTTGAAGATATTGGTGGACATGAGTTATTAAGTATATCTAGAAATGATATTATTAATGGACAACAGGTTTCATATAGTCCAATAAAAAACCTTGGACTAGTTCAACAAAGATATAACCCAAATAATATATTAGGATTGCAGTCTACATCAGATAAATATTTTGCTAACTTTGCAATTAAGTTTGATGAAAAGGTTCCACTGCAGGGTAGTGGTGTTAATGGACTAAATGTTTATATAGAAGAAGCAACTGGTGATCTGATTATTGAGACTATTAATATGAATAGTGATGAACAGATAGAAGTTCAGGTAGCGATAAATGGTACAATATATGAAGCGAACTTTGGAGAAATTACATCATGATTACTAATACTGGTAAAAGTATTATTGGCAAATATATGCTTGGTCAAGCCCCAGCCTATGCATCCTATCTTGCAGTAGGTTGTGGACCACAGCCATTACAGACAGAAGATGTTTCAAATGATTTTGCTACTAAGACTAGCCTTGATTTTGAAATGTTTAGAGTGCCAATTTCTTCTAGAGGATTCATAAATGAAAACGGTATTGATAAGATAGTTTTAACCGCAGAACTACCAACAGAAGAACGATACGAAATCACAGAGGTAGGTCTGTACTCAGCAGGATCTAATCCTTCTGCTGGAGCGTTTGATAGTAAGACTGTGTTTTCTTTTGCACAAAATGAAACATGGGTTCACCATACAGCAACTGCTGCAACTCAAATACCAACAATCTCAACACCTCTAGATGATCCAGAAGACGATAATATTATTGCAGCGACAGGTGTATTTCAAACAAATGCAGACAACTCTATTTTTTATAAGGGTGGTCGTGTTGCAAGATATGAGCGAGCAAGGTTTTTAAATAATACTATTTTAATTCAAGGAGATGACTCAGAACTTTCTGTAGATGTTGTTTCTGGAGGAATAGAAACTCTTGTAGTTGAACCTGGCTCAAACCATATTCACCTAACAAATCCAAACGTTAACTTTACACAAAACTCTCCAACAGATGAGTTAAGACTTGCTTTTTCACTAGTTAACAAAGATGGAGATTCAGTCTCTGTTCCAGACACAATAAGAATCCTTGTTGATTTTTCTGCAACAGATGATGCAAACCCAACAACATATGCTAGGTTTGAGGTTGACATTGTTGATGGTGTAGATGGTTATGATTTTGCAACAAATAGATATTTCGTAGTTTCAAAGCAGTTGCAAGAACTTTACACAAGTCAAGATTTTACTTGGAATTCTGTTAACGTTGCAAAGATATTCGCATGTGTTCTTGATTCGAGTGGAAACCCAACATCAGACTATTATGTTGCACTAGATGCAATGAGACTTGAAAATGTTGCAACACTAAATCCTCTTTATGGATTAACTGGATACTCTATCATTAAGAACAATGATGCATCAACTGTAATTAAGTCTCCTAACACAAATAACTATATTGAATTTAGATTCTCTATCGGAGTAACCTAATGGCTGATGCAAATATAAAAAAATTACGAATTTCAAAGTTTTCTCTTCCACCATTAGATCACGATACTGAAAAGTATAATTTGAGATATAGAGTAATATCGGAAGATAGAAACAGAACATCTCATTGGTCTCCAATATACAACTCTGACGGTTCCAATGTGATTGGAACAAGTGGGGCACTATCAATAAGTCAAGAAATAATTACAGCAGTTTGGGGGGATGAAAATAATCATCCAGCCTATGATGTATTTGTAAGTTTTGATGGAGATCCATTTTTTTGGCACGGGACATCAGCAGTTCATTCATATTCATTTTTAAGTGAGGGATTAACAACAGTGCAAGTAAAAGTCCAGTTAGTGTCATCTAAAAAAGAAATAAAGGCAGCATTACAAGTCTTTGATTCTGGATCGATATTTTTGGTATAATTTAACAGGAGGCATGAAATGGCAAAAGTACCACTACCAGAAAGAGGTCAACCTCTTGATGTTACGTATATTTATCAGTTAGTAGAAGCAGTGAACGATCTGTCTACATCTATATCTGATGCAACTTACAACTATACAGATGTTGATATTGTTGGAGCAGAAAAAAAGAGTCTTAAGACTTCAGATACTAAGTTTGTAGGAAAGTTTAAGCAGATTGCTAACAATGAAACTGTAACCGCTGGCCAAGAAAAGTCATACTCAATTAGTTATTCTAACTTCAAGTTTCCTCCTATTGTTACAGCATCTGTTGTAAATACAAGCGGAACAACTGCTGGAACGAATACTTCAGTGGTTATCTCCTCAATTACAGCATCTCAGGTTGACTTTATTGTAAAGTTTGGTGCGTCAGGAACAGCCTCAGTTGGAGTTAATGTGATTGCAATTGGAGTTCCTAACTAACATGACTTGTAAAAAATGTAATGGAAAAATGTTTGTGGATAGAATACATTCCAACATTGATCATTTAGAATCATATTGCATAAAGTGTGGCAATAGAAAGTTTTATCATCCACCTAGCGATACAGCGGAGGGCAAATGGCTACTGCAAAAGGAAAGATTCAGAGCGAAGCATATAATAACGAACCTGTAATTTCTGGTGGTAAGAAGATTTGGTTTCTTAATGGAGACTTGGTAAGACTTCATCATAGTTCTAGATCAACTGGAATGGTAACTGTTTATAATATAAATAAAGATAGATTAGAAACCTGTCTACGATCTGACTTTAGAAAAAATAGAAGAAGAGCATACACAATTGCAGAGACTGCTAAGTTAGTTAATCGTCATAGAAAGTATATGCCAAGATTAATAAAACGAGGAATCATTCCACCACCCGTTGGTTCAAGTATTGATGGCAAGACTGGTTTTCAGATTAGGGCTTATTACTCAGAAGACCACGTTAGAGAGATTTGTGCTATACTGGCAACTATACATATTGGTCAACCAAGAAAAGACAAATTAATAACAAATAATATGACTCCTACTAGTCAAGAGTTGACAAGGCGAATGGGAGACGGTATACTTACATATACGAAGACAGAAGATGGACGATTTATT